CTGAAAGGTCTGCGGCTTATACCGAGCCCAGTCCATCGCCGAAAACGGAGACGATGGGGCCAGGTTGGCGAAATAATTAACGAGCGCGTCCTGTGTCTGATAGAAGGGCGCCATCCCTTCCCGGGCTATCGGGGTAGCCCGGCCAAAACCGGGGAACCGCCTTTGTACGTCCCGAGAGACGATCGGCGCGGCTTCCCTTAATCCTCTAGCAGTTAGCTCGGCCCCAAGCTCCTGGGCCTCCAGGGCCTGAAGGCGTTCCTGAGCAATTTCCGCCGGCGGTCGTGCCGCCGTAGTGTATTCGATATCCCAGCCCGTCACGATACTCTCGGCCAGTTCCTTGGCTAGCTCTATCGTAAGGTTTGGGTCATACCCTAATTCCTTGGCAATCGGGTCACCTTTTAACTCTAGATTCTGAGCCATCATCAGCCGGGCTGACGCATCTATGGCTTGCACATGATTTATCGTACCACGGCTGAGGGCATCCTTTATCTGCCCTTCTGTCGTGAACTCCATGTACCCTAGATCGCCCCTATCTACAGTTATTGTAGCCATATCAACCTCCTGGTCCAAAAAGCCCTAGTTCCGCCAATCGTAACACATTGCCGTTCGCGCCCGGGCGTTCTCTTCCGGGGGGCACCGGCTGGGGAGGTGTGGGCGCCGGCGGAGGAGCGCCTACCTGTGCGTTTGGGGCCACTCGCGGGTCGAACCGTGGGGGACCCGCGGGCGTGCCGCCGTTCTGGGGCTGTTGGGGCTGCGAAAGCTGGGACGCAGCCGCCTTCAGCTGCATAAGCTCCAGAAGCTCTTTCAGCATCTCCTGCTTTGCCTCTCCGAACCAGATCTGGGCCGTCTCCTCGTCGCCCAGCTCCAGTGAGGCCATCATCATCTTGCGAATGGACGCCAGCTTCGAGGTGCGTACCGCCTGCTGCTCCAGCAGCTCGTCGCCCACCGAGTCCGCGTCCTGTACCTTCATCACGTTCTCCCGAAGCCAACGATCGGAGAACATGGGCTGGCCGCTGGAGTCCGGCTGCCTGAGCTGGAACGCCATCGCAGCAGCCTGTATGTCGTCCTGCGGCAACTCCGGCACGAAGATTATCTCCGGGTCCCCGCCGTCCTTCACGACCTGCGGCGGGACCTCCTCCGAGAAGAAGTCACGGCTGTTGTCCTTGCCCTCCACGGTGATGTCGGCGTACTTCCCGGTCGAATACTGCTCCTTCAGCAGTCGCGTTATCTGCTTGTAGGCCGAAATCAACGCCTCCAGGGGAGGCTCTAGAGGCGTTGACTGGCCCTGACGAAGGGAGTTGATCGCAAAGCCCGATATGGGCTGGTTGATCTCTCCGAAAGAAGACCACGGGATGCCGCCTCGCTGTCCCTCGCCCGCTGTGATCCCATGCAGGGCCCCGGTCTCCCGGGCCATGTCCATCACGTCGAGAAGGACTATGTCCTCGCCGTCCTTCAGGGGTATCTCGGACCCGCTGAAGAAAGGGTTCTCCGGCAGCATCAACGTCCCGTCGGGGGACTTGATCGCATAAGGGCGTTTCAGAGAACGGCCGACGAACTCCGACATTATCGACATCTGGTAGTTGCGTTCGCCCCAGGTGGCCCGGTTGGCCTGGAAGATGGACTCGCCCCAGTCCTTGATGGTGTCGGTGACCACCCCGCCCTCTGCATATACCAGCGGGCTGGGCCCCACCGCGCCGAAGAAACACGGCATGCAGGGCGAACCGTGCTTCGTGGCCTTCTTGAGTATCTGGTCCTTGGTCAGGACCCCATTGTGTTCCTCGTCGTACCAGTCGAAGACCTCGATCAGCGCCGAGGGCTCCCGTTCCCCCCTGACGCTGGCCCCGTACTGCTGTTTGATCTGCGCCGCGGTCTTCCAGGTCTTGTGGACCAGGACCATCGGCCCCTCAGAGCCCATCTGCCAGTAGGTGTAACGCGGGTCGAACGGCGTGATGTCTATGTAGGGCGGGTTGCGGCGCCCCTGCCCCTTGACCAGAAGCGCCCGGCCCGCAAAGAAGCCCCGCAGGCATATGTAGTGCGCCAGCAACGATTGCAGCCTGGGCCTGACCGTACGCACCAACCGTTCGTCGTTGGCCCGAAAGGCCCCGATGTAAAACCGCTCCGCCATGTTCCGTATGTCACGGCTCTCACGGCGATGACGGGCCTGGTTGATCTGAATGAGCATCTTCGCAGTGGTCAGCAAGCTCATTATCTTGTTGAACTGCGTTCGAGGCTCGTTGCTGGTGTACTTCTTGAACCCCTCCAGGTCCTCGTGGTCGTACGGGGTCAGGTTCCAGAGGTTGTAGTCCTCGTCCATGCGGTTGCGGAGCGTCAGAGTGTCCTGACGGTTCTCCTCCACAATGTCGAGGATCTGCCTGCGTTGGCGTACTACCATCGTCTCATCGCCGGCCTTCTGGGCTGCGCGTGACCGTAACCGTACTCCGCGACCAACATGTACTGGGTCGCCTTGATGCCGTCATTATACCTGTCCTTCGGCACCTGTCCATAGACCTCCCCCTCCTTGTCCACACTCCAGCGATAAGGACGCATGTGGCTCGCCAACCCGTCCTCCAACGGGTTCTCGGTCGTGCCAAACTCCGAAAGCGTCCCCTTCCCCTTGTCCGGGTGGAACGTGATCTTCGGCATGTGCGTCTGAGGGTCCGGCTTCAAAAACCCCTTCAGACGCTCGATCGCAGGCATGATCGGGATTCTGGGAGTGACCCCGTTGACACGCCTAGGCCCCGCCAGAATCCCCGTCATCTCCAACCACTGCTCCGCAACGGAGTTCATCGAATGGTGCTGGTCCTTGTAGTGAGGGTCCGAGGTAAGCGTCTTCGGACTCTTCCACCACTCACGAGACATGGCAATCTCTATTATGTCCTTCGTCAAAAGCCCATGCTCATATATTTCGTCTATCTGACGCATTTGCTCGAAGGGCTGCCCGTTCGGGAGGTAATCTACAATTTTCTGGAACACCACCAGCGCGTGGGCATGGGTCAGCTCCTGTCCGTAACCAGGGTCCTCACCCATATAAACAGGAAGGTCCGGGACGTACTCCTGGGCCCTCAGATGAATGTCCGGGTTGAACTCCGAGAAAACCAGCCCCTTTGGAGGCACCGGTATACCCTCGATACGCTCCATGAAGAACTCGTCCGAAGACTCTCGCTTTAACGCAAGGATCTTCGGGTCCCGCTCTCCATCCGGATATAACGCCACGTTGGAGTAAGAAGGCAGACGGAACGATTGCCTCCCGTCCGACCCGGAATGCCACTGAGTCGCAAGAGTTCGGAACCATGAGCCCATCTCCCGTTCCATCGTCCCAGCTATCAAAAGCCAACCGTCCCTCGGCGTGACTCGCCCCCGAGCCCTCTCATATATCTCCACACCCATCTGCGCCGCCTCACACAGCATTATCCCGTGAGGCGAATCCTTCGATAGCTTCGTCGTGTCCGTCGCTGACTTCACCTCCACCCTCAACCTCGCCTTCCCCTCGTCCGGGAACCTCACCTCTATATACCCCGGCGAATCAACCTTCACCGCCTTCACCGGGAACCCCAGCTGCCTCAAATCATCCTCTATCCCAGTAAACTCCTTGATCGCCTCCCCATACGACGCAGCTATCAGCCAGTACAAAAGCGGGTCATGCTCCCCGTCCCCCATAGGCTCGTGGACAACCTGGTCCCTCAACCAGTTCTTCATCCACTTCTTCTTCAAGACCTCCGTCTTCCCACCCTGCTCTCCACCCGTGATCAATATGTACGGCGCCACCGAATCTATGATGGCAGGCTGATACACATTCATCCCACCCTGAGACGGGTCATAACCAACCTTCTCGTAAAATAGGTCTACCGCCGTAGTCACTTCTTCTTACGAGCCTTAACAGCAGCCTTACGCCCAGCCTTTGTATACGGAAACTTCTTCACCTTACCCTTTACCCTTACCCCAGGCATATCCATTACCTCCAAAACCGCTTTTGAGATTTCGCTATGGTTGGTAGTACCCTAACCTTTTCTACTCAACTGCATCCTAAGCCCTACCCCCTACCCCCCCTTACTGCTAAACCTGTCTTATCCCAAGCAAACGCCCCTGAAGACAAACCCAAACCCCCCATATTACGAAAGCCATAGCAACAAAGACGAATCCACTAGACCCAACCCCGTGACCAAACCTGCCTTCTCGTAACCCAAGGGCCACCTATCCTACGCTTTCCTCCACCTCATTCCTCTCCTGTAGCTCCTTAACAGCCTCTCTCTTGGCCTCTTTCTTGGATAGCTTCAACACCTGTGCCAGCAGTTCCTTTGAGCCACTGTCCGGCATGGGTGCCATGACGGCCCACTTGTCCGGATTCAATCCCTTGTTAGCGAACATTAGCAGCAGGTCGGATCCCCTGTTACCTTTTGGGTCCTGCAGCCGGTCGTAGACCCAGCCTTCGACCACATCACGGCGAGCTTCGAGGGCCCGTTGGAACCTATCACGGAAGCCTAGACTATCGTGATCCATCCACCACTCATGACTAGTGCGAGACATCCGAGCGGCCCGAACAGCGGCCGCTACTGTACCTAGCTCGACATAGGCAGCCAGGAAGATAGCTTGCTTTTCGGCCATCTGTTTATGAACCAAAGACAGTTCATCCCACGGCCAGCTATCCCCATCTGGCATGAAATCCCTAGCGTCCGCCCCTTTTGACTCAGGCTCGGTTGTCAATATAGCACCCCCCGTTCTGGCACCCTACACTTCATTATCGCACGCTGAGGCGTGCCGAATTACGTTACAGGTGCCGCCACTCTACTGGTACTCACGGTAACGGCAGCTGTGACCGGATGTCAATGTTGGTTGCGGCGGAGGCGAACCACCAACGCCACCGGCCCGATAGCCCACACGCCAGCCAAACGCCGGCCCCACACAAACGGACCCGATCCGCTGGCCCCAGCTCCTCGACCAGGGCGATCACTACCGGATTTCGTAGCTAAAACCGGCTCAGGATTTTTNT